TTGTGACTTACCGGGACAAAAGAGATGCAAGCATTTGGAAAAGCTGTAGGGAATGTAATAGTCTGAGCGACGCTACCGTTGACGCCCGTGTTGTAAGTTCCGCACTGAATCATCAAATTGCCAATAAGACTATACCCAGTAGAACTGGTCAGATTTTCTGTGCTTGAACTTAGGTCAGCCAAATCCGGATTGGCAACAGTAGGAGCTGCCCAGGCCCCACTGGCCTTTAAAAATTTACCAGCAGCGGCATCACCAGCGGCTGGAGCGGGCACAAGACCCTTAGTCCCACCAGATCCAGAATCACCGACAACATTGTTTAAAAGAGCTGTGGCTTGTGTGGCAGTCATATCTTCCACGGCACCAGTGCTTGCCGAAGTACGACCTTTAAATGTTCCAGTCGAAACATTGGCCAATTTGGCATTCGTGATGGCCGAGTCGGCGACCTTTGCTGTTGTCACAGCCGAATTGGCAATTGTCAAAGCGCCAGAAACATTCGCCGAGCCGTCTACAGACAGAAGACTCCCGGTAACATCACCCGTATAAGACAAGGTGCGCGGTGTCGACCACTTAGGGGCCGAAACAGCAGCACCAACATATGAAGCAGATTCAGCAGCCGAGTCCGCCGCAGCCGCAGCAGCCGCTTGAGCTTCAGCAAGGGCTGTATCGATATCAGCAGCCGCATCAATCGCCGCTTGGAGATTATCGTATGTGATCAAACCAAGGTCATCCAGTTCCTGTTTTCGGACAGGTTCGCCAGAAGCTACAGGCGTAGGTAAATTGATAATACGGTGCGAATTCATATCAATATTGGCAGTCATCGTATTTGGTGCCGTACCATTACGGGACAACAGTAAGTCGATAGCTGTCGATACGTTCGCAAAATTGTTGTTGAGCGTCGTTAAAAACGAGGTCTCATTTTCGAGAGAGTTGAAAGTGCTGAATGTAACTTTAGACATACGCCCTATCTACTTTCCTATCTAATTTATCTTCGATGCGTGTTAGCATAGTTTCAATACGATTAACGGCCTCATTCATGACATCCTTGCGTGCAAACGTTTCCACTGCATGACGTTCAAAAAACTGTTGCGTGTCTGCTAATGATTTGATATCTCGCCTAAACCCATCCAAAATAAAACCCATCCCAAACATGGCCACGCCATATACGACATTAAAGAGAAACTGTATATCCATTAGGCGACATTAACCAAAATAGTTACAGTAGCTGTGGCGACCCCAGACGAAAGACCATCTGTGATAATTTCAATCGGGTCTCCAGCGGTAATACTGTTGAGTGCTGTCGCTGTCCCAGAGAAAGCAGTTCCGGCTGCGGAACCAGTATATTCCACCAAAATCGAAATACCTGTAACAGGGACAGTCAGAATTTTTGCGGTTACTGTCGAATCAGCAGTAGTAATGGCATCATGTAGGGCAACGTGAATATCAGTAATTACACCAGAAAGCGGGGAGACAACAAAAACACTGCCCGCTGTCGAGATATCAGGAATGACCACATTAAGGGCCATAAGATTAGAATTTTTAATCGTACCAACGACATCGGTCCATGTTCCTGAACCAGAGCCGTCAGCGACATAGATTTGACCAGAGGCAGCTGTTTCAGCGCCTTTAGGTTCGTGCAAGGCACTACCGGTTAGGTTTCTGTGTTCGACCGACATACTATTTCCTTTTATCAGAAAAGGGGCCACACCGAGTTGATCCCAGTGTGGCCCTTAGACTAATCCCTTAGGGGACTATATTACGAGTCACCAAGAGGGTCAAGGTACTCAACATAGATTCGACCCTTACCAGCAGTCCAGGTGCCGGAACCAGTCAGAGCGAGATAGGCATCAGCCGTACCCACACCAGCGGTTTCAGCAGTGGTAGCCACGTAAGCGCCCGCACCATAAGTACGAGCACCAACAGTATCAAGGTTAGCCTTGACACCTTCGGTGGCTGTGATAAGACCATCGGCATCGATGGCCGTACCCGTCTTACCGAATGTACCCAGAGTGATCGACGTACCGCCAGCGGCGGCTTCAGTCACAACAAGAGTCACACCCGTAATCGACGCATTCGCCGGGATAGCTTGATCGGCATCCGAGAAACCATCTCGGGTACCGTCGTTATTCAGATCCGCCGTATACGAAACAGCAGTATCTGGAAGTTGGGTCAGATCATAATCAAACACGACAAGCTTTCGCGTGCCTTGAGTGTTAACGTAACGAGCCCGATTGGTGAAGTTCTTCTTGTCGGCCCAGTAGTTCTGGAACTTGACTTGAAGACCATCGGAATTTTGCCATGCAGCAGCCATTAGATCATTCCTCCTTTAATTAACCGATAGCCGACGGATCAGAGAGAACCGTGACCAGATTTTCCGGACGGAAGATTTTCACGCCCCAGCGGGCAGTCGTGACGTACTCTTCACGCTGGTAGTCCTTGTTGTACTCACCATCAACCTTCGGCATCTGACGCCAAGCGCCAACGAACGGAAGAATATCAGGGGTAGCCGAGAAGAACAGGTTACCGACGCAGTCCGCACCCGAAGCAACCGAGTTGATCGTTTCCGACGTACCCGCTTGATCCGCACCACACTTGGGAAGACGGTTGTTGGTGTAAACGTCGAAGCCGTAGATATTACGGACAAACGTCATACCATTACCAATACCCGAGTCGATGATACCTTCCCAGCGCGGGTTGTTCGACACGTTCGACAGGTTAGTCAGAGTATTCATGACATATTCGGTCGACGGATCAACAATCGCGATCAGGTTCGTATCAGGCACGTTAGCCTTCTTCAGCGAGTGACGAGCACGAGCGAAGTCTTCAACACCCAGAACCTTCTTCGAGTTCAGTGTGCCCGAACCAACCCAACGGTGAGCAGCACCATTGATCGAGTTCAGATTGCCCGCAACTTGGTAGCCAGCGGGGTTACCGGTTTTCGGCTGACCTTCCTTAAGAATCGAGACTTCGACCTTTTCAGCGATAGCACGCGACATCTTGGGAACGAACGAACCAATAAGCTCTTGAGCATAGAACAGATCTTGCTTAGCCTTATTGGTGATGTAAGTACCAGCCTGTTCGTACTCGGTGATGGTGAAATTAAACTCACCAGTATCGAGCGCTTGGTACAGAACCGGTTGGTCTTCGGTATACGGATTAGAATCCAGCGTACCGATCGAGGGGATAGTGAAGGTATTGCCATCACCAAACTCGCTGAGCCAACGGACATAACCATTAGCTTGCAGTTGGTCTTGAAGGACATCCTTTAGTTGGTTCGACCAAATCTCTGAACGGATAAGGGCGTCAGTATTAGCGGTAGTCATACCAGCCATTTGGTATTTACTCCAATGTTAAAAACCTAGGCGGAACGGTTAGAACCCTTCCAAAAGTCGTCGCCAAGCCGGAGACGATCACCATAGATTTGATTTTGAGTTTTAGGGCTCCAATAGGTTTTTGGATCATTCTTACGCAGATCCTCGTAATACTTGTACGAACCAACTGGTGCAGTTGTATTTGCATTTTGGCGCATAAACGCCTCAGTATTTACATCTTGCTTGCCCCGGGTTTGGGGGGGAGTCACATCCTTAGCCGCTTCAAGGCCCAGAGTCGTAAAAAACGCTTTAGGGGACTGAAGGGCAACAGATTGAAGAAACTCTACAGAAACGCCGAGTTCTTGGGCCTTAGCTTGGACGATGCGATTAGCAGTTTGCTCATCACCAAATTCCGCCAGCATACGGGCTTCGATCTCATTAGCATTGCGAAGGGCTTGCTCAGCCTGTCGTTCTTGGGACGTAATTTCTCGCACTAAAGAGGCGAGGTCTTCTTTCTTAATGGCCGGGTCAGGAACTGCAGGGGCTTGGGTAGCTGGCCTTTGTTCGTCTTGACGCACTGGAGCGGCTGTTTGACGGGCAGCGAACTGAGACAATTGCTCCTCCGCCGTTAAACGCAAAGCCAAGTCTTCCCGGAGTCCAGCATTCTCAGCCTTAAGCTGTTCAATGAAAAGATCCGCGTGTACTTTAGCTTTAGCAACATCGTCGGGAGTAGCATACTTCTTACCTTCACCAACAAGGGTCTCAAGTGTGACGGTATCAGGGGTAGTTTCAGTCGTAGGGTCAAAAACGCTCATATTTATTCCTCTTTGTCAGAGATTGAAATTAACTTAAGAATCTCCTCAAAGGCCTCAAGACGACCATTTTGGTGCGCTTGTAAATAAGCCCAAGAGGGCGAGTCGTAATCCTTTGTCGAAGGACGAGACTCCATCTTTACTATATTATATACAATTTCAGAGAGTTTGTCAAGTAAAAAACGACTTCCTAGTAATTTATTTGTGAAGTCTTCACGTTCTTTACTGTCCTTGAGGTGCGAAACCCATAGGCTCTGGATTCTTTGGCGCATTTTCTTCCATAATCGTTTGCTGTGCCTGAGATGTCAGGCGTTGTGTTTCAAGACTTTCATAGACACGAATATTATCTTGGACCAGTTCGAAACGTTCCAGATCCAGAAGTTCTTCCATGAGTTTTGCAATCTTTTTGCCGGAAATGTGGACAGACACGGAAGGATCTTGAGCCATCGGGGTTTGCCCCAGTTGAGTCAGATTCTGGACAATAGTTGCATTACGGGCAAAGTGACGAGCCCCAATTGGACGTAGACGACCTTGGGCAGCAATATCCTCTCGCGTAATCTTCATGAATTCGACACTACCAAACTGATCGTCGATCACTCGAATAACATCTGTAGGGCTCATATTACGGCGAGCCATTTCGAGCATACCATTTACGATAGGCTCCAGGAACTCTTCCTCATAATACGTAGTCTTATTGATAAAGACGCGATTAGCTCCATTATCAAGAATTTGCATCTCAAAGGCAGTCTTTTCACCGGGTGTTCTAAAGCCCATAGCTTGTCGAGGAGCCCCAGCAAGTTCTTCCATTTTCTGTTCATAAATGGCGATCTGGGTATCCGCATTAAGCATTGTAACGTCCGGAGACTGAAATTCAACATCCCCATCAGCATCCATGTAGATGCGAGAACCGGGTTCATAGTCAAAGTCCTCCACAAAGCCCTTGACTTTCATTACCGGGTGAATAATCAGGTCGAAAGCATCCGCTTTGGCATTCTCAAGGTGGTCAATTCGATATTGCATACCGACAAGATTGTCCAAGGGTCCCATAGCGTAAAGATTGTCAGAACGTTGACGCCAACCACAATGGAAAATATTGGGCCGACCCAACCACGATGGGTTAGGAATCTTACGGACAATCTTACACCGATCGATTACTGTAACGATATAATTTTCCAGATACTCATCTGTTTCCGAATCGTAGACATCCCCATAGAAATCAAGAATCTCTACATAATTACTTTGGAAGTAATCGAGCCATGAAGAAAACCCATCTACCGCAAAAGCCGTGTTCTTAGCAAAATCACCCTGAGACATGCCGGCCAACTGATGGCGATATGTAGTCACCTCATCGAAAACATCTTTGAGATATCCCATTTCAGGTTTACGTTCAATATCGGACCTAAGAGACGAAAGTGTGCGAAGACTCCGAATAATCTTAGGGGATTCATCAAACGAAGGAGCAGTGGGGTCAAATACAATATCAAGAGGGCTTAAGCGGACAAGACGGGGTCCGACATAACCCGGAATGTATTCACCACCAGTGGGGTCAAATGTTTTTTCCGATACAAAATCGATCATGGCAAAACAGTTGCCGTAATCAATCCAATCAAGAACAATGCGTGAAACTTCAGTGCGAAATTTACTCATTCGCATCTTGTTAGACATATAAGCTTCAATGGCTCTACGCTTAGTTGCCGTCTCAGAGGCTCCATCGTCACCTTCCCACACAATAGGACGATCGTTGGGAAACAGTGCCGACATGTAGTTGGCGTGAAGGTTATCACGAATTTGACACAACTTCGGAATATGTGTAGAATTCTTCCACGGCAAATCGGAGGTCGTAGTCGTACTAGTATCCACCGCAAAGATATAGTCACGGATCTCTTGTTTTTCGGAGAGCCATGAACTCCTCTTATTCTCCCAATCAGTCCACATATTAGTAATACCAGTGGCTAATCGATGAGGTTGCAGGATATGGGTTAATTCTAGGCCTTTAGCCAAAACGGATACCTCCAAAACGTGGATGGGTTATTACGTTACTTCGCTCTTGTTGTCTTTGCGCCGCACCAGAGGGTGGTACCGCAATTTCAATAGCAGACGCGAGAGAGTCAGCGATGTCATCGTGAGGAGGGTGATCAAGAATCAGTTCGTCCTCTAATGTTTGACACAGCCCACCACGGTAGTGCCAGATACTCATATTGTCATATCGAGGTTCGAGAAGGGCAGCGATACGCTCTTCTTTTGTACCTTGGTGGCGATTAGGTCGGTGCTCATCAATAGATAGAAAAAGCCCCTCCCGGCGAATATAATCTTTTAACTCTTCGACTACAGCTTTTTGGGCGACTGTAACTTCAGCTCGAAGTTTACGAAATTCCCATTTTAAGTGCATATCACGAATATGAGCAAAATATTCAGAGATACGATCCGTCTTAAACCGGTCAATATCAAGAACATATGTGTTGTTATCGTGGTCAGTGCCAATTACGACAATAGAAGTGTAGTCAGCCCTAGAGGCACGACTAAACGCAAAGTCCACGGCGGCAACAAGATTTAACTTACGCCTATTGTAAAACCATGCCCCTCGATCTTGATCCAGTTTATCTCGCTCATAATACTGGAACCTATCTCGATTAATTCGGAGTTCTCCCGGATCGTTAGGATCATTGTAGTACTGAGCCCTGAATTGGGTTCGGTCTAAGTATTGTCCGCGTTTGCGCGCTAGAATCTTAGCGTCAAACCCAAATTGCATCCCGTCCGATCGTTGTTGACGCGGCCAAAGGAATTCACCAGTCCCATCTCCACGATCTTCTACAGCTCGCTCAAACTTCTCGTAAATAGGGGCAGAATCGACAACCTCACCATCTTCATCGTACACATCTTCGGTCATTTCCGCCATGCGTGAATAAAGATCACGAGGATGGTAACGAGTGCCCACAGCAATTTCGATAGCATCAGCGCCTTCAATCGACGAAAGAAGTGAATACTGTTGCTCGACCTTACGTCGGCCTTCATCTGTGTAGGCGTTTTCTTGGACAACAATGTCATCCAGTACAGCAACATCACAATGAAGCCCAGTAAGACTTGTGGTAAGCCCACCCGTAAAAACAGTTGGATCTCGGACACCTTCTTCTTTACGTTTCGGATGATCGATCGCAATTTCGCTAGTAGTCCACTTAGCACGTTTCCCCTCCTCCGGGTGGACCATCTCAGGCCAGTACCTACGGTAGACAGGAGACGTCAACAAATCTTTAATTAGGCCGAGTTGCTTTTCAGCAAGATTGGCTGTAGCTGAAATATATAGGACGCGTATCCAAGGACGTCTTGTAATTTCCCAAGCTACGCGAAACGCCACCATGCGGCTTTTTTGGTGGTCCCGAGGAAGCAGGACAAGTTGGTGACTCTTAGCATCTTGGCGGGTCCACCAACGACATAGGTCTTCGTGAACCGCCCCGAGCATTTGCTTAGGGGCCACTAATTTAATAAAGGTAACGAGATCGTTTTCCGCTGCTTCACGGATCAGTTGGTTTTTAGTCTCTAGGGTTTCGTTTGTGCCCGCCCCGCGTCCTTTTGTAGGATCTGTTGGCATGTCTGGTCTCCATTTTCCAATTTCCGGGTCGGTTATCTAGCGGATTACCATTCTTGTGTCCGACGTCTTTACCATCACCCTTACGGGCTTTGCCCGCTTTGATCATGGCGCGTCGAGCTGCATTTCGAGCAGCCCTCCGTTTCACTTGTTCGGGTTTGGAGTTGTACTTAGCTTGGGCACGTTGTCGTGCTGGTGTTGCCATTGTTACTTCTTCCCTCCCGTAATAATTTTTAATCCGCCGATGCGGGCCAGGTCTTCATCTTCAACAGCCGCTTCCTGCACACTACGCTTAATAGCCCCAGCAAGTTCTTCTTTTGAGGGTCGACCACGAGCTGATGGTTGTCGGTTATATTCAGCATTTGCGAGATACTTAGCTGCAGCCAGGGCTTGAGAAGAGTCACCAGCAGCAATCTCACGGATTTTCTCCAGAGCCTCAGACTTAAAGACTGTCTCCAGTTCTTCAAGCCAGGACTCATATGCCTCAACAAACCATTTACACTTCATCAGGGCTAGCCAGTGGTTCCAGTCACCTAGATATTTGAGGGCCCACGTGCGACCGGTCGGATCTCGTTCTTCAACAAAAGTTTTCCGAGCGCAGATAAAACCGGGACGTTCATCGTGCAGTGTAAATATTGGTGCAATAGCCGCCCTATCCTCAATTGCTAACTCTGAAACAATATCTTGGAATAGGGCCCGCTTGTACCATTGCCCCTGAGATGATTTATAAGGCGGTTTACTCATTATCTATTTCTCCACGCGAATCTTAACTGTAGCCGACGCTAGATCGAGTGGATTGGCTCCGGCTAGATTGTGAGCGAAATACTTGACGGTGTTGGCCGCACTGACCCAAGCGTGTAGGACTACACCTGCCGTATCGATGCTTAGAGAGGCGCGTGCAAAGTCGCCTAGTGCAGCTCCGGTCACGGTGATGGTTTGGATCGCGCCAGTCGCACCCAACGCTAGTGAGGCAATGTCGTAGGTTGCCGTGGCCTCGATCATCGGTCTATTGTTCTTTTCCACCCATGTGCCGTTCAGGGTGTAGAAATGTCGGTCGCCATTGCCTACGATGATCTCGCGCGCCTGATAAGCAAACCACGTCGTTTCACCCGGGCCTGCCAGCACGCGTGCGATGCCGCTCGAGGGGAGGGTAACTCCGGTGACGCCTGTAACCGTTGATGTGGCCAGATTGATGGTAAAGTCATTCCCTGGCCTGATCGTGGCGAAGTCCACAGTCCAGGTCGGGAAGTGCTGAACAAAGCCCTCATTTGGGCCAAACGTGTAGTCCACGAGTTTCGGAATATCAGTTCCAGAGATTGAGGCGAACAACTTGTTATTTGACGTAAGCGCAAGAGGGGTTTTGTTGCGCTCAATGTGAATGCCCAGCTTCGCGGAAATGTCGGTTCCGTCGCCGAGCACGTAGCCGATCACGGGCCGCTGGCTCTGGAACGTATTCCGGCGGCAGCGAATAGTTAGCTTCTTGCTTGATGCCTTGACATCGGCGGCGCTGAACTCCACCGCGCAACGCGAGAACACCGAAGTCGTAAAGGCGGACGTTCCGACAACCTCACAGTCCTCGACCAGAATTTCATGGTCAGGGGCGTTGGCCCCGCCGAAGTTGTAGAGTAGTCGCGGGAGAATGTACCCGGTCGTCACCTTGATCCGGCGCAGCGACGACTTCTTGGTCGCATCGTTGTAGATGCCGTATGTCGCGAACGGAATGTAGCTTGAACCGGGGGCCGCATCGACAAGCAGCGTACAGTCGGCAGCGTCCAAGCTCCCGTATTGCGCCCCGACGTCGGAACTGTCCGTGGTGGTCGTCAGTCCGCCGTGGTTGAACGAGGTGCGGCGGATGATGGTGTGAGCGGCCTGAGTCTTGATCGATCGGACACTGATCCCGAAAAACTCGCAATCCACGATGACCGCCAGCGGCAGGACCGGCAGACCTCCCTCTACTGGTCCGGCGATGTAAACCCCGTCCGCGTCTTGCAGCGCATTGAGCACCAGTTCGACCTTGCAGTTTCGCAGGCGCACCGGCACCCGGGCCTGGGTGACCCGTATCCCCTTGCAGTCCCCCGTCGCATCCAGGCTGGCGTGGCGCGAGACGTCGGAGACAATGATGTCGTCCAGCGTGTAGGCCGCGAACGGGCCGACAATGTCGACGGCATAGGCCACGCCATTGCTCCCGGCAGGCGCGAACACGCCATTCACCCGTAGACCGCGCACATGACACTCGCCACCGATGGTGGTGCTGCCGCTCGCCGCAGAAATACCGAACGCGCGCTGAATGCTCAAATTGCCGTTGATGGTCAGCGTGCCGCCGGACATGCCAACCGAGTAGCTGGCGTGGGCGGTAGAGAAGAACCCCCAGAAATACTGCACCGCCGGGCCGGTGTAGTTGACGACGACGTCGCCCTCGTACTCGATGGCAAAGCCGCCTTGCGCGATACTGGCCGCTGTCGCTACGGCGGTGTCGGCGGTGTAGGTCCCGCTCAGGACCAAGGGGCGGTGGGTCAGGTGGGCGAAGTCGTTGGCGGCCTGCAACATGGCCCCCGTGGTCGCGGCGTTGTCCTTCCGCCCGAACATCTCTGGGCGCAGCTTGGGTGACATGATCATCCAGTAGCCACCGTTGGTGGCGTGGGTCGAGCCATCCGGCATGTAACGATCGACCGAACGCCGATAGGCCGCAGTCGGGGACCCAGCGGGAATATCGGCAAACGACACCCGACCCCACTCCGCGCCACCTGCTAGGCTGGTCACGTCGGGATAAACGGGATCGTGGTACTGCGTGCGGATACTCTGCACTGCCGCGTCGATTTCGTACAATTCAATCGATGGTGCACTGGAGAGGATAGGCACATAGACGCCCGACACCATTGTAGCGTCGGCGGCAGCCTGTTGGGCAAAGATTCTGGCTTGCTGGGCAATATCGGCTTCACTCTGGGCACTGGCCTCAGCGGCCTCCGCAGCGTTCTCACTGGCTAGGGCAGC